TGGGGTCTGCCATCTCTTCCATGATCTTCTCATTTTCACGTTCAATGTCTTCTTCGCTCTGTCTTAGAATCTGTTTACGAACTGTTTGGTGTGATAGATATTTACCAACAATACCGTTACCAATGAGATTGGCGACCATATCAATTCGATCGCGCATTATCTCTAGATCTTTTAGTTCTGATGTATGACTGTCGTCATTAAAAACATACTGGAAATATTGGCGAATCTGCTTCCATTCGTCTTGATTGATGACACCTTTTAGGATAAGTTGTTTCTCCATGATCTTATTGAAAAGATCAGAGAAACGGGAGCGAAGCCGCTTGATAAACTTGGTAAATTTAAGTTCATCACGCGTAATCTCTGTAGCACGGCCTAATGTATAAGCCTGTGTTGGATCAAGACGTGTAATTGGAACGTTGAGTGATTTGTATAAGTTGTTCTGGAAATATTTAATATCGTCGATATCTCCAAGGTTTTGACCACCTGGCAGAGTCGTAATTTCTGTACCCTTACCGCCTTCGCGACGTGGTAGCCAGAAATCCTCAAGCATCGTCATAAATTTACGATCATCACGGATTTCTCCGCTGGATGCGTCGTAAACAAGCTTATTCTTAAACTTAGTCATAATGTCGCGCAGATACTGTTCGGCTTTAAGCTTAGGCAGGTTACCGACATCAATGTAGAACACACGACGTTCTGGTGCGCGAGAGATACGATAAATGACTAGCGAGTCTTCCATCGCTTTAAGCTGGTTGAGTGGTTTAATGGCTTTCTGCAGATAACCAGTTACAACATCACCATTGGTTGATGTTAGACCGCTGGTGCAGTGAGCAATCGCATCCTTAGAAATCTTAAGACCAGTTAATTGCCCTTGGTCCGGCAACGTGGCTGGTGATACAGCTTTCGCAAACCCTCTTGGGTTGTATACGAAATACTCATCAACCGTCTCTACGACAGGCATACCTTGAATTTGTTTTTGTTTTACCTGACGAACCTTACGGATCTTACGAGGATCAACGTAACGGATTTCTTGTACACCAAGCTGTGGTTGTTTGTTGTCAATGATAAGATGATAATACAAACGACCATCTACATACCAGCGACGAAATAGTTCATATCCCTGGTGTTGGAACTCAAGAAGATTCAATACTGTATTGAACTCACTCTGAATAATTTGTTTGATTTTTGGTGCTACTTCAAGTTCATCCAGATTAAGGATGACTGTCTTTTTTAGATCTTCAAGACAAATAGCTTCGTTGACAATGTCATCAATGGCGATGTCGATCTCTGGGTTGAGAGACATCTCACGATACTTCGTGACAAGCTCTGCCTCATTACGAATACTACCATCAAGATCGATGTATACGCCTTGAACACCGCCAGCAGCGGCCAGAACCGCACCATCATCTTTTACCTCAGGAGTAAAAGAGATTGGTGCTGCGTTCTGGTTTTCTTTACGTGTTATTCTGAAACCAAAAAGGTCCATGTATACTCCATGCCGAATAGAGAAGCGTTAGCCAGAATTACTGACCGCCAGCATTCCCTGTGGTGCCACCAGAAACTCTCCAGTAGTCAAATTCGAATGTTACTCCGAATGTTTCAATCTGGTCATTGTCAGCCCAGTTAAGGCTGATTTCTGAGATATTTGTTGGGAAAATCCCAACAAACTCATACTCACGGAGGATACGTCCGTCTTTTCCGTATTGAATAACCTGGGCTTGTGATTTGTAGTTTGCAAGTTCACGAATGTTACCTTGGAAACGATTGATCTTGTTAGACCATTCTTCCATGGCGTTTCTGATCTTAAAGTCTTCATCGTTGATTACCAGAACTTCCCAAGGACCATATTGGCGGTCCCCAGCAAGTTTGATAGTACGGCCGAAGTAAGGGACCTGAATGGTCCCCAACCCGGCAGCTGGAATTTGAGAAGCTTGTACAAGGAATGGTACTTTGATGTCAGCAGCACCGTTCGCTGGGTTCGTAATACGAACTTGGAACAGGTTCTGACGAGCACCACCACCTGACAGTTGACTTTTGATTTCGTTGATATTAAAGGCCATTTTTCTATTCTCCTGAGTTATTTATTAGAACTGGCCAATGATCTCATCGAACTCAACACCGGTGCGAACCGCAACGAAGTTAAGCTGAATGAAGTTAATCGACTTAGCGGGTTTAATATAGATATCACCAACGAAGCGATTGCTGTCAATAACCTCAGATGTGTTATTTGTCTCGTCGCACACTACGCGGAAATCGTAGATGCCACGGCGACCTTGCACATCACGGAGGAATGGCTCAACAAGGTTCTTGAATTGTGCGCGAGTAAATTCATCATTGAATTCGAACAGCATTGCATTTGCAGCATTTGCGATTGCTTTCTCAAGGATGATAAACAGGCGACGAACGTTAATGCGGTTAAATGCACTTTCTTTTTCCAATAGAGTCTTATCACCGAACAGGATTGTTCCTTGTCCGGGGAAAGTCACAACTGGGTCTACACCTTTACCGTACAGAATATCACGTTCTGCTTGTTTTGGGTTCCAGGCGAGTTTAACAACGTTCTTGATTGAGCCACGATTGAATCCGGCTGGTGAGAACCAAGGATCACGTGTCTGATCAGTACGGGCTGTTAGACCAGCGATATCGCCGTTTAGAGGAACCCAACGATACACATCATTGTATTTGTCATACTGATATTTGTATCCTGAGTCCATCACGGCGTAGCTTGAGCTACGGAGACCATCACGGAACGTTACAACAGAGTCAGACTCTGCACCATCAGTTCTCACAACGTCAGATTTCTGTGGTGAGATAAAGGCGACGCAATCTTTACGAGCTTCAGAGATATTGTCGATGATGTAATTGGCCATCTGAGTACCAGAAGCTCCTGCCGCTTTACCAGCAATCAGCAATGATACATCTACTGATGCTGTGTCTGCGAAAAGGTCCCAAGCTGCAGCAAGTTCTGCTGCTGCGATGCTTGATTCAGATACTCCAGCAGTACCACCACTTAGTGATACAGTATATGGAACGAGCGCTGTTGAAGCAGAAACGAGAACGGCTGTGTTAGAAGCTGCACCCGAACGATCTGCCGCCCACCAAAGGTAACGAGAAAGATCGTTAATAGCTGTTTTGTAGTATGCAGACGAACCATCATCGCTACGAGAATCTGTTGCGCGAGAAAGGTTTGTAAACACTTCAAGAACTGTTCCTGGAGCTCCAGTAAATTTGCCGTCTTCATCAACAACAACTACTGAAACTTCATCAACAACAGAACTCCCGACGGCTGTGAGGGCAGCGCTTGTTCCTGGTGCTTTTCCAACCACAGAAGAATATTCCCAGTATCGTGAGATCGTGTTAGCTGCGAAAGCCGTTGATAGAGCATAATTTCCATCAAAGGATACTGTGAATGAAGAGTTACCAGAGTTTGTTGTTACAGCGCCGATAGATGTGATTTTTAGTTTCTGTTTGTTGATTGAATTATTTCCAACTTCAAGAACGTCACCAACGATCAGCGAAGTAGAAAGTCCTGTCGCTAGGATGGCGGCGTTTGTTGAATGGAGTGATGCGGAGTTCGCAACATAGATCGTTGCGCTGTTTGCGTTAAGAGCAACAGTAATACCAGCTCCTCCAGGAATGACGGTGCTGTTTGCAGTTACGCCACCAGATGTCATTGAGTATGGGTTAAGTGTTGATTGATATTGCGCAGCTGTATCACATACAGAAACCTTTAGCGAGTTACCGAGATCTGATGGATATTTCGCTACCCACTCAACGCCAGCTGGGAAAGTTACTGTATCGTAGTGATCTGCATTCTTAACGATAGCAGCCGAACGGTTTGTTACTGCAGCAGAGTTTGCTACAGCGTTAAATGACAGTGCCGCATCAAAGTAGTTAATTGTGTTTACGATTGGTGTAGCACCGCTACCGGTTGTCGAGTTTGCACTTAGAACAACACGAGTTACCCCGGTACGTGTTAGCGTGTGGCCAGTGTCCGTTGTAACACCCTTTGTAAGAGTAATAACCGAACCGTCAACGGTGGCGGAGAGATACAGAGTTGTTGAATTTGCGGCGCGCACGAAGTATGTAGCGTTGTTTGCTAGTTCTGTAAGAACTGTGTTTCCGGCAGCTACCGAGTAGCTTACTGTTTCACCAGTTACGAATGGGTTGGCAACAAAAGTGATTTGTCCGTTCGCAGCAACTGATGTGTTAGCGGAGGCGAATGTGTTTGATAGAGTTGTGTTACTTGCTGATACAATAGTTGCTCCTTCTGGGATGCCAGCACCGAATGCACCATAACCAGCTTCTAGTCCAGCAACTGCAGAGTAAACAATCAGAGTTGTGTTGCTTGTAAGCGCAGTTCCAACGCTGTTAGCGAAACCGCTTGTTTTTGCTGCACGGCTGACATAGAGTCTGTTTGCATAAGAAAGATAGTTTGCTGCCGAGAAAAAGCTCTCGAAATTGTTGTTGTTTGGTTTTCCGTAGCGAGCCACAAGGTCATTCTCGCCTGTAATGAGAGAGAACTTACCGACTGGTCCCCAGTTGAATGGGCCTGCGAACGCCCCTACGGCGGTGGCTACGGCTGGTACAGTTGTCGTTAAATCGACCTCCGTAACATTAATACCTGGACTTACTTGGAACGTCATCGACATATTCTCCCTACAATCGTTACGGGTGGTTTAACTATTATTCTTATTTATAAAACGCTAGTTCCACGCGATTTTATTCTATTGAAACGCCTCCCATGAGCCCGCCGAATTCGTCACGATTTCGTCTATCGAGCACAGTTGGAGTATCATTAATTATTTCATCTAATTCGTCGTCTCCAGACGCAAATATCCCGAATGGGAGCATTTCATCTTCGAGCATACGTTCGTTTTGTTCATAGATCTTTTTTCTAACGTCCAGATCAGTAATTTCTCGCAAGTACGACTGAGTTGAAAGCCAGCCGAATAGAACACAACACATAGCAAGGTCATCATTACCATCTTCAGCTTCGTATGATTGACCTTTAAGTACGAATCTTGTTAACTCATAAATAATATCCGCATCTTCAATGATAAACTTATCGGACTCGACAAGCGTTTTTAATGTTGAGCAACCAATTCTTTTAACCTGTTTTGTCGTTCTCACTCCTTTGTGAGTAGAAGTGGCGAATCCCCCAGACAATGACTGACCATTACGACCAGACATAGCTGAGACAAGCATACCTTCATACTCTAGATCATAGTGTAGAATATCTGCAACCTGTTGACCAATATCATTAGTCTCTACAAGTACCAGAGCATTATTGTAGTATTTAGCCGTCTCAAAAATGATGTTTGGTAGAATCAGTGGTGAGATCGTATTGTTCTTAAATACCGCAGCAACCTTGTATGGGAATGTTGAAACGTTCACCACGATGAATGCGGAGTAGTCTGCTCCAGCTCCACGAGCTGTGTCAACGACCATAGCATACACTGTGTTTGGATCAGGCTCGTAGTATTCTTTGAGCCCGAGATGGTTTTGTTTAATTGGTTTTTTCCAAGCCAGTGTACGCAGCTTAGATGGGTGAATAAGTGTGTTGGCTGAACCGAGGAACTCGCACTCGTATTCCTGCCGGAACTTATCTTCCGATGTGTTCGCGATCTCCTGTGCTTTCCACTTTTCGTCACGACCGGGGATGTCTGACCAGTGAACCTCAACACGCTTGTAGCTGTTGCGGCCTTCTTCAGAGTCAATCCAGATCTTATAGAAGAGCTCCATACCCTTTGGAGTAGAAGTGATAATAAGCTGAGTCTTTTCACCCGATGAAATTGTTGGGTACACGGATGTGAAAAAGTCATCTTGAATGTTTCGTTCAACGTGCGCGAACTCATCAAGGTAAACTAGGTTGTATGTGTCACCACGAGCAGCAGATGATGATGTAGAAGTAGCAACGATCTTAGAACCGTTCTCAAGTTCAACGTTACCCTTGTTCCATTCTGTTACACCTTGCTGCATCCAGCTTGGAAGGTTCTCGAACATCTTCTGAATACGATCAAGAATCTCTCGCGCTTTCTTGTCTTTGTTAGCAAGAATGGCGACGTTCGTGTATTCGTTAAAAATAACTTTCCACAAAATGTATGATGCCGTCGTCGTGGTTTTACCAACCTGACGCGGCATCTTGCATATTACGAATCTGTGTGAGACATATGTCTCGATCATTTCTTCCTGGAACTTGTGTAGCTTGAAATTAATCAAGCCACGATCCACGTGAATGATCTTACAATATTTGTGAATAAAGTAAATAGGATCTTCCGCGCATCGTATGTATTCTTTAAGTTGGTGTGGTGTCCACTCAACGGCGACGTTAGATCTTTTTAGTTTTGGGTTTCCTAGATATGACTGTCTTTCACTACTCATTAGTATTGTTTTTGATCAATTTTAGAAGATCGGCTGTACTCAACACCAGGTTGTTGTTTACCGTTGTTGGGGACCCATCGGTCTTCCTGACCAACTCCCTTTTTTGCTTTCTAAGCGTTAATAGGTCTTTATTGGTATCAACCGCAATCTTCATAAGGTTGCCTAAGACCTCATATGCTCTTGGATGTTGCGATTGTTTTGCAACCTGCTTCATCTCTTGTAAGATTTCTTTACCTTCTTCAATGATTTCTTTGAGATTCTCTCTCGCAAGTTGGAAGTCTTCATTCACTTCTTTCTCATCATCAACAGTAGCAGGAACCTGTTCAACAACAGGAACAAGTTCACCATGCACCAATGGAGCTTCTTCTGGTGCTGGTGCTACATTGAGCACTTTATCTAAATCGCTATTCATTATATATTCTCAATAAATTGATTGATAAATGCATAATCACTATTCGGATTAATATCGTCATATGATACAGTCAACGCAAGATTAGATGTCGGGGAACCGTTCGCAAGCTGGCCAGGTTGAGCAAGAACTGTAGCTACTCTTGGTGATGCTGTATTTGCATTTTGCGGATCATTAGAAAGAATGAACCCGGTGTTAGCAAAATGAATTAAAGATGACTGACGAACAGGACCATATAGATATCCCTTCATTGTGAATGTCAAAATCCAAACAAGTGAACGTCTTGTATCAAAGTTACCTTCGTAGATATCCTGAACAGATGTATCATTCAACACCACTGGAATATCCATTGTTCTTCCAAGTTCCGGTAGAATGTTCGCGGTAACTGTGAAGTCTGGTGTGAAGTAAGGTAAGATCTGCTCAACGATACGTGTACCATCAGCGGCATTCTTTACCATAATGTACAAGTTAAAAATGATATCATATGGTACTGGTTGATAAGCGTACTTCGCTGTACCATCTGCTTGCATATTATACTGTTTTCCAACAGTAGACAGTTTTCTTGATGGGTCATATTGATAGTTGTTAATCTCAAAAGACATATGTGGCAGTGTAATTGCGATCTGATTTTCAAGATCTGGATCAGCACTTACACGAGCGAGCATCTTTTCTTTAGGAGCATATGTCAGAGGAACTTTAATGGTTGCTTGTGTGTTGTTCTGCGAGTTCTCTCTTGTTATGTAGATGTTATTGAACAACGTACCAAAGATGATAACGTACTTTCTCATAATGTCGTGTGACCATGTCTGTCCGAACATTATACATTACCTTCTGAAAATGGATCGCGCTCGCTCCAGTCGAGAATGTCATCACCCTCAGTTTGAAGCTCGCTGCTGTCATCCAAGAAGTCACCAGATTGTTCATCAAGACTATATCCACCTTGAATAATTGGATATCCATCTTGGTCTTTGATCATAAATCCATCTTGCGTCAAGAGAGCGAAGTTTGTTAAATCTGTTGAACGGTTGCGATAGATATTGTCAATCTCATCGATACCAGTATTAAACACTTCGTTGCTGTATTCAAACACTTCACATGATAAATCATAGAATTGTATCTTACCCATCTGGTAGAATACTGGCGTCTTGTTTACAAATTTAATAGCATAGACACGATTATCCATAGGAACATGGATAAGATCTCCTTCGCGAGGGCGGGAAATTCCTTCCATTCCACCTATTTCCGCAGCAAAATTCTTTACCGACACAGTTAATACAAGAGTATCACGGATTTCGAGATTAAACTTGGAAAGAAACACGCCATCGCCTTCATAGCTATCAAAGCTACGAATGTAGAAATCTAGTAAGTATGATCTATTGTAAGTTGAGAGTGGAGCCTCACCATATACCTCATCACGATGTACGAGATCACGAATAATATAGTTGCAATCGTGTCCATAAAACTTGATACTCTCCATTACAAGATCTTCAATTAGATCCTGTTCTGGAGCATTATAAAATGCATCAATATATGGATTCGTTGCCATATTTTAGCCGATCATATCTTCGACGGGAAGCGAGAATTCGGTAATCATTCTTGCTTCAAGATCTTTGATTTCTGCTAATGCTTCTTCTTTAATCTGTTGTCCATTAAACTGGACACCACCAGGTAATTGCATACCAGTAAATTTGGAAAGATTGTTTCCCCACTGTTCTTTAATTTTAGCTGTAGCGTATAGTTGTAACCAACGATCAGACCATGCATCTGTGTATGTGTCCGGATCAACAAGCATATATCCCTCAACAACAATCCACTTACCAACAGCAGCTTGTGTCCAATCCATATCAATGTAGATCTTATCTGTGTGGCGATTAAATCGAACACGTTGGTTTCCAACGAAAAGTTCGTTGATCAGGGCAAGGTGTTCCATTGCCATGTAATATGGTGTGAGTTGGATACTTGTGAGAGACCAAACTTCATTAAGAGCAATTTGGTATTGGATGTTGAAGATATTAGATCCGGCGTAAGATCCTAATACTGGAAACACACCAACAACACCAAGAAGATTCTCTGGTGCGGGAATGCTCTTAGCAGTAATGTCAGGTTGAGTTAATTGGTACTTGTAGTATGTTTTTTCGGTACCATCAAAGTGGTAATCGTAGTAGTATTTAAGAGCCTCATCAATACGATCATCTACTTGTTCATCAGACACGTTAATCGTGATTACGGGTTTACCGAGTTTCTTGAGACACCATTCTTTGAAAAGTGTTCTTGATGTAGGAATGCTCATAATGCCTCTCCAGTGATCTTATCTTCTATTTATGAGATACACTATTTAAATTTTGGCCCCTCAACCCAAGCAACAAGACTCCTACGGACTCCGGATGTTACTGGCGTTACGCGATGACGGAGGAATGATGGAAAAACTAGAACAGTTCCTCTTTGTTTGATCACATTTTGATCTAAAACACCATATTCTGGGTCAATCTCAAATTCACCACCTTGATATTCATTTGGTTCCGAAAGTTGAACTGTAATAGACAACTTGCGGTGACTCATAGTTGGATTCATCCAAAATATATCTTGGTGCCAATCGTACTTTCCACCGTTCTCTGAGCGATAGGTTGTGAACTGGACGTCACGCAAGTAGTTAAGGTCGAAACCATAGTTATTGCGATTAGCATCAATAACAAAATTCCAAAGCGTATCAACAATAAAGCGGTGGCTTTGATCGTATGTATTAACCCAACGAATTTCTGATTTTCTAACAGTTTCAACAGCGTCTGTTGCTCCATTGAAACCGATACCCGTTTGGGCGATTGGTTGTTTGTTACCAGTTTCAATAACAGCATCGGTAAAAACCTTATTGAGGTTTCCCGGCCACATCGTTAGCATTTGATTCATAATTTTCGATTCTCTTTAAAACTTCTTCTTTAAATGAAAAAAGTGTTGATGCTAGATCACTATCCATGCGATCGAGTGTTCTCTCGAACATCGCAAAAGATGGGATAACATCAACACTTTTTTCTGATGCTTGCAGTTTAAGAAGAATGCTATTGAGCATTACTCTTCGTTAGCTACTTCTAGTGGTGGAGCAGCTGCATTAACTTGTGGTTGAACTTGAGCGACAAGATCATTGATGAGAGTACCAACATGCTTGTGTGGTAGTTCACCAAGGCCAGCCATGATGATGTTAAATTGCTGAGCGTTAACAGACAGGTTGACCGTTGGTTCACTCTTCTCAGTTGCTGCGACAGGATCTACAGCTTTCACTTTAGAAAGTTTTGGTGCAGTTTTCATAATTGTATTCCTTCAATTCTCAATTGGTTGTTTAGTTTTTATTAAGTTCGAATATATTTATATCAAACTGTAATGGGGTTAGGTGAATGGTAGAGCTTTTATAGTTGCATCGAACCAAGCATCAATCTGCGTTTTAAGAGCTTCAACGTTAACAGCAGATCCGATAATCTCAATTGTTTGATTTTTTGTAAGTGAGGAAAACTCGACAAACGTTTCTGGATCAGGAGCGCCAAGTTCTGTCTCTCCACCGATCTCATGAAAGTCATCACCACGTGTACCACGTAGAGTGTATCCGATACTTTTAATGACATCAGAAAGCTCACCTTCATCCGCGACTTTAGCGTCTCGAAATGTCCAAGTCCAAATAGTTGGCATCACTTATTCCTTCTTATAGTTATCTAAATTTATTTAGTGGATTGTTATGTATACACTTCCGCGGACATATCAATGGTTTCAGAGCAAACGGTCGCTCCACCACCGGCGACCCGGATCTCAACAGTTATGTTGCTAGACAAGGTCGTACCGGCGACGCTGTTTGTCAATTCCCACGTCCGGTTGGAAGTCAACGCCAGCCACGACCCCAAGGTCCCGCTAGTGGGGGCGGTACCTGAGTTATGGGTTACCCGGACTTCGTATCCGTCACCAATTGTGGCTTCCGTAGGGGTAGTCCATGTGGTGCTGTTTGCTTGCCCACCACGGTAAATAACGAGCGTAGCAGTAGCAGAGAACGATGCGCCCGCATCGATTGGTCCGACTGCCAACCCGAAGATCCGCGATTTTAGCGCCGCAATGAATGCCCTCTGGATGGTCATTAGGTGACCGCTCCGGTAAGAATACATACGCTAGACGAGCGCCAGTAAGCGCCACCCATCTGGTTAGCTGCCAATGTTGCGGTCGCGCTATCAACACCATTGACGTACATTGTGACGCTAGCTCCACGTGTAATAGTACGCGCTGCTGTTCCTGGATCCATTGTTATCATATCACCAGCTGTGAAGACGGCGTTAGGCATAGTAACGCCACCCGTTAAAGCGAGAGTTTTGTTGGCGCTGGCTGCAGTAAGTGTACCAGTTGTTTCAGAGCTAGTTTGCACACGACTCTGAATCGTACCACCGTTGATGGTGGGGCTAGTAAGGGTCTTGTTGGTGAACGTCGAGGTGGAGCTGATGGTAGGAATCTCGACGCTGTTAAATTGGAGGCCGCCACCACCAGTAGTAGCAAGGTTAATTGCACCACCAGAGAATTCGTTCTGGAGCAGGACGGCACCACCGTTAAGTATCTGCAGATATCCGTTGCGCGTGTTGGCAGCGTTGCGGAATTCTATGTACGGGTTATCAAAGCGAATTGTTGGGACGCCAGTTGTCACAAAACCAGCCAGCGTCTTGTTGCTCAGCGTATCGGTCGAAGAGATGGTGGGAACAGCTACGCCGCCAGAAAAGATCGCGCCGGTTGCTGTATTGATATAAGCGCGAATATTTACAGAACCGTCGAAGAAATAAATAGCAGTAGAGTCAGCGCCGATGTATCCGCGTGTAGTGCCGCTCTGCTGCATTTCAATTTGCAGGGACGTTCCTGAAGTGGGGTTTGTGACAATTGGTCGGCCAGCAACTGTGAACGTCCACGCGTTGCTCGCCGTCACAGTCCCCGCGACCGTCCCCGACAGCGTTGGGCTGGAGAGGGTCTTGTTGCTTAGCGTGTCGGTTGAGGAGATGGTTGGAATCGCGACGCCAGATGCAGTCAAATTTCCAGATGAATCTATAGAAAAATGCGCGGTTACTCCACCGTTCGTGCTCATAGAGATAGCACTAGCGTTGGTTGTCCAAATGCGGCCACGTTCGCCGCTAGTTACGTTACCAAAAAACATGTAAGCTGAGTTTGTGCCAGATCCTCTGGAATAAAACGAACCATATCCACTTGTACCCTGAGATGATACAACAGAGTCAGTCGGCGTTGTAAACCTGTGCTCGAGCGTTGAGATACCAAGCGTTAGGGCATTCGTAAGTGTCCCGGCCATCATCGTCTGCAGGTACAGGGCGGCATCCTCAGACGCAGCGGTCGTGTCAGAAATATTCGACTGGATCGAGGAGTACGTGACGGTGGCGGGCGTAGAGTTTTGTCCACGGAAACGAATTGCTGCTAGACCATCTGACGCTGCGGGCGACGCGGAGTTCCTGAACAGGTCAACCGTGAATGCAGTCGCGCCCGCTTCGGTCGAAGTGATCACCAGCGGAGCGTTGGCGGCCGTCGATGAGATGGTCAGTGGCGCGTCGAACGTGTAGCCTGTAGAAGCTCCAGCGAACGCCAGCGTGTTGGCGCTATGCGTGATGGTCACGTCGCCGTTGTTGAAGTTCACAACGCCGCCAGACGCGAGGAACAGGTCGCTCCACATCTGCGCGGTAGAACCAAGACCGATACCATCAGAAGTGTTCGGCGAGAATGCAGAAGACGTTAGTATGGCTACGTTTGTTAGCACACCGGCTGCGCGAACAGCCCACTGCCAGTAAGAAGCTTCCGACGCAGCAGTCACGGTACTGGCGACAATGCTTTGGCGACCGAATTCAGTCTGTGTACCCGCAGAGTTCGACAGCCTCCAGTCCATGTACACGATGTCGTTGGCAGTGGGCGTCGCACGATCACCTTCGATGATCATGCCCTGCACGTTACCGTTGTCGGGGGTCGTCGTGATCCGCAGCGGCACCGCGCCACGGGTTATCGTTACCTGTTCAGTAAAAGCAACTGCACCACTAAACGTCGGTGTTCCAGAGAACGTGCCACTTAAAGCAGCACCGTTGATAGTTGGCGTCGTAAGCGTCTTGTTAGTAAAGGTTGACGTTGAGCTTATTGTTGGAACAAGAACATCATTAACGTAAATGTTGGTCGCATTTAGTGTACCAACACCTTTATTGCTGCCGGTTGGCGCACCAAGAGTCAGGCCACCGTTAAATCCTCCTTCAGTCCGATCAACAACACCGGCAACAGACGTGAAGAAAGACAGCGATGAACCGACGTAGGTAGATGTCTGACTTTGAACAGTAGCTTGTATATAAGCTGAGTTGCGCAAAGTGCCTGTAGTATCTACACCACGGAACATCAACACGCCAAGCGCATCACTAACAGATAGCAAGTTGTCACTTGGTGCTTTATCAAGAATTAGATACCCACCGTATTGGTCAGTATTTGTGTTGCGTAATACAACCTGTGGTGAGAATGTTGTAGCAGAACTATACAGTGGATTTCCTGAATAAGTTGGGCTTCCAGCGATCGTACCACCAAACGTTGGAGAAGTAAGTGTCTTGTTGGTAAAAGTGTCCGTACTGCTGATCGTCGGCACAGCAACAGCGTTAAACGTTAATGCGGTGCCAGTAATTGCGAGACCAGCTGTTTCCGCTCCTGCAGTAGTTGGGGCAATTTGCCAGTATCCAGCTTCAGCTGCATCGGTTGCGTTTGTGACAAAGAATCTTAGACGGCCATAAGTAGTAGTAACTGCGGCAGAGTCTTTGCCGAGCACGCGAAGTGTAAACAAGGAGTCGTTAGGTGCCGGTGTAGTAGAGTTATGGAACGCATCCATCTGCGCGCCAGAAGATCCATCATCTGTGCGCGTGATAGTAAACTGCACAGTAGCGTTGACGTTAATGTCTTGTGCACCCGAAAAAACATTTGTACCATTAAGTAGTGGAATGTTTCCGCCGCTTGTACCCGTGTTCAGTACAGCAGCAGTGCCAAGACCTAGAGTTGTTCTACCGGCAGAAGCATCAGCGTCATCAACAATTGATCTACCAAAGGATGTAAATGTAGCTAGTGCTGCTGTACCAGAACCTGTAAAGTATGGTAAGCGATCAGCGGCAGATGTTAAGCCAGCAATCGCTGCAAGATCTGCGTCATAAGCCTGAACAGTAGATCCAATACCGGCTGCTGTTACAACTGCACTACCACTTACACTTACAGTAGCATCGAACGTATATCCTGAAGCAGCTCCAGTAAACGCGAGCGTGTCCGCGCTGTGTGTTAATAGAACGTCACCATTGTTGAAGTTGATAACTGCACCAGAGGCTAGGAACAGATCAGACCACATGTTTGCTGTGGTTCCAAGAGCAACAAGGTCATTAGTATATGGAACCAACGAAGTGGCGTTTAGAGTCATACGTTGGGATAGTGTACCAGCCAGGATAGTCGAGAAATCTATGCGTGAAGTTTCAGCGGCGTTTGTTACTACTGTCGCGAGAGCTCGTATAGTTGCAATTTCGCGCTGAACTCCGGTTGAGCTTGAAACGCGCATTCCGAGAGAAATACTATCAGCAGCAGTAGGGGTTGCTCTGTCACTGTCCAAATACAGCGCGTAGTTGTTGGCAGTGTCGGTAGTGTTCGTAAGAGTAAGCGGAACACCAGCGGTAGAAGCTGTAATTGCACCACTAAAGGATGGTGTACCAGAAAACGTACCTGAAAGAGCAGCACCATTAATTGTTGGTGTCGTTAAAGTCTTGTTTGTTAGTGTGTCAGTTGAGCTAATCGTTGGGATGGCGATGCCAGCAGCAGTTGGGTTCAGCGCAAAGTCCATTACGCGGCTAGAGTTAACAGAAAACACAGTTCCGGGAGCAAGATTGTCGTAGAGAAAAAAGTTGTGCGCGTTATCGGTGCCGATTGATCGACCCATAACGTAGGATTGTATTGCGTCGGCCCGCTCGAAAACAATGCCTGACTGGAGAGCGTTACGTATGCGCGGGCTGTTTAGGAACGTCATATTGGTCCAAAGTGGTGAACCTACTACTGTTCCACCAATCGAAGGGCTAGTTATCGTTTTGTTCGTTAGTGTGTCAGTTGAACTGATGGTTGGAATAGCTACAGAGTTTAATGTTGGAGCAACTTTAAAATCGAACGTCGAAACAGTAACAGTAGCCACCGCAGAGCCTGCAGTGTCATAGTCACCCGTACCGATCCAGAGTTTAGTGCCTAAGGCAATTACGTTATCTCCTGCAACCGATCCTGTAAAGAATTGGTTTGCCACACCCACCGTGCCAACAAAGTATTCATGGCCAGTGCGACCGAAACTAATTCCAGTCAACACGGTTGCACTACCAGAGCGAATATTTACGGCAGGAACGTCTCCCGCAACGCTAAATGTTTGTGTGGCGCTCCAGGTCGCGGCACCAGTTATGGTTCCACCAAAAGCTGGCGAAGTCAGAGTTTTGTTCGTAAGCGTCTGCGTACCCGTCAAGGTAACATAATCAGTTAGTGTGGAAAAGCCGAGATTTGTTCGTGTGGTTGCAGCGTCGGTAAACGTCGGAGCAACCGGAAAAGTTACAACACGAGTAGCACGTACAATTGAAAGCGCATCACCCAACGAAGCTCCAGCATCATCATAAGCTCGTAGGTGGAAATTACTTCCAGCAGATGAACCGGATTCAGCGACAGTGTCTGCGTATACTTGCCAGCGAGTCGAGGAGCCGGTTTGATATACTATCGAGCGTGTTTGTGCCGCATTTGCGCGGAGATAAAAATATGCATCTTGTGCGTTGCTGGCGCCAATAGCAATCTGCGACACTCCGGATGCGCCGTAGTTGAATACGTTAGACACACCATTCCACACATTCGTTCCATTCAACAGTGGAATAGTCGCTCCTGTCGTGCCAGTAGCAACATATGCAGCTGATGCTAGTGTTCCACCAGCACCAATAGCAAGTGTTGAACCATCGGTAGCAGTAAGCGTAAGGGTGTTAGAAACAGAAAACGTTTTAGCGTTAGTAATAGTTAAAACACCAGTTGACGAAGTAATTGTCAATCCATTAATGCTTGTTGCGGTAGCAGCGCCCAACACAGGTGTAGTAAGTGTTTTGTTAGTAAGAATCTCTGTTCCAGAAAGTGTTGCAACTTGCACGTTGTTCTGGTATAGGGTGCCGATATTAAGTGTGTTGTTACCCTTATCTCCACCAGTAGCAGAATCATGATATACACCAGCACCGATAAACAACCGATTTGCCTGCGCTCCGGCGACAGTTGTTCGGAAGAAAAACGCACCATCTTCTGATGTGTCTGTTGGGTCGAGTATCGACATACCAAGATAGCCGTACTGTGTATCCGTGCCACCGCTATCCTTACCATGGAAAGTAATGCGTGCTGCCAAGTCGCCAGCTAACGGTGAAGCTGAATCGTGGTAGATTTTGAGAGTAGCCCCGACTGCACCTGCATCAGTTGATTGTACAGTAGCACTATTCTGTCCACTAGCGGTGGCACTAAGAGTAAAAACTGGTGCAGCAGTAAAGGTTACAACACCACTAAATGATGGTGTTCCTGACAGTGTTCCCGAGAGCGCTGCACCATTTATTGTTGGAGTAGTAAGTGTCTTGTTAGCCATAGTTAGCGTGTTTGTAGCATCAGCATAGATCGTGTTGATGTTTACGCCATTGTCGAAATAATCAACAGCGTT